CACTTCTGAAAAATATCAGGCTTATGTAGTTTTAAATCCTGAAGATGATATTAATCAAGTCTCAATGACTCCAGAAATGAGCTATTTTATAGATGACTGGTCTTATGGGATTATAAGTTTTAAATCTGATGATGCTAGATGCAATAACTCAACATATTATGAGAATAAATGCCAGGATATTATTACTCAGCTGGCAGCAAAAATTAACTAGAAAGGAGAGATTAAGATGTCAGAAAAAATGATGTTGACGATGCCAGAAGCAGCAAAATTAACTGGCATAGGATTACAAAAGTTAAAACAAATAGCAAGAGAATACTCAGATTTTCCTTTTGTAAAGGTTGGTGTAAAGCACTTAGTGATTAAAGATAAGTTGGCAGATTGGTTTGAGAAGCACAGGGGGGAAGAGCTATGAAGAAACTGGCATTGGTAATAGCTAGCATATTGGCTGCATATAACAAAAGAAAAACATCTGAACCAGGCGACCAAACCAAATCAGATGTTTAAGAGAAAATATCTAGGTAATATTTCACTTAGATTATACATTAAATCTTATGAAAAAACAAGGGAGAAAAATATGATAACAATAAATTTACTTAAGTGTGTAGAAAGTGTATTAAAAAGCAATGGTAGATGCTATGCAGATATAAAAGAAGTATTCCTGTCAGGGAAATATGATATCGGTCCAGAAAAGTTCTATAAGTTTGCAGCAGTAACAGACTATAATCCTACTACAGAGATATTGGATACAGGCTTATATATAAAAGGAGACGATTTTATTATAGATGTGAGATTGGGTAGAGGGTATGTTTCACTTTTAAATTTCATAGACTTGAGAGTCCCAAAGAAAAAAAAGGATATACCTAATTTCTTTTCTCATAGATATGGGGAGTATGTAGGTGATTAAGTGTGGGAATAAAAGTTAATCAATTTTATGATAATGTAGACTGCCCAAGAGAGTTTGTTTGTGCTCATTGTGGAGCTCATGTCTATGTCACAGATATAAAAGATAAAAGAGTTAAGTATTGCTCAGCCGTATGTGAAAAGCAGTACTGGAGAGAAAAATCAAAGCAAAATGCAGCTTACAAAAAAAGAAGTCGTGAAAAAGTCCTTGGACTTAGAAATTACAGCGCAAAAGGTATGGCTATTAAACTGTACAAAGAGAAGAAAGAAGCTGAAGAAATGGACTGGAAGGAGAGAAAAGAATGAATACATTAAGTGATCTAAACTCAAAATTATTTGAACAAATGGATAAACTTAGTAAAGAAAATATTTCAGAAGAAGAGTTAGAGAAGGAAATTAGTAGAAGCGAAACTATGATAAAACTTGCAACTGTAATTATTAGTAATGGCGAGTTAGCTTTGAAAGCAGCAAAGTTTAAAGATGACATGATGGATGCAACAGCTAAACTACCTAAAATGCTAGAGGGATAGAACATGAAAAAATACACTGATGAAATGATTGAATTTTTGAGAGAAGTTACTTCAGGAAAAACATATAAAGAAATAACAGAGCTTTTCAATAAAAAATTTAATTTAGATGTAACTGCAGAAATAATAAAAAGCCTTCTTAGTAGAAAGAAAATCCACACTGGAACAAGAGGTTGCCTTTATAAAAAAGGTAATGTTCCTTGGAATAAGGGAAAGAAGGGGTATATGGGAGCTAACAAAACTTCTTTCAAAAAAGGTAATAAGCCAAAGAATTGGAAACCAATTGGAAGTGAAAGAATTGATATAGATGGTTATACCCTTATAAAAATAGCAGATCCAAGAAAATGGGCTTTAAAACATAGAATTGTATGGGAACAACATCATAAAAAGAAGATTCCAATAGGCTCTGTGATTATCTTTGCGGATGGAGATAAAACTAATCTTAATGTGGACAATTTAATTTGTGTGACTAGAAACGAATTAAAAGTTCTGAACAAATGTAGATTAATTAGCTCTGTTCCAGAGCTCACAAAAACAGGTTTGAATATAGCAAAAATAAGAATTAAGTTGGCAGAATTAAGGAAGGAGAAGAAATGAATATAACTGAATACAATTCTAAAAACATGGGAAAGCAAGTTCTAGTTTTGGGAAAAGACGATATAAAAGTTTTAAATCATTTTGCAAGTATTGCTAAAAGTGGTGAATTAAAAGGGCTGATAGTTGCTGGGAAATATGCAGGTTTTACTGATACATATAGACTTGCATCTATTAAAGATACCCATGAGGAATTATCTGGAACTTATGCCCCTCTGATATTTCCAATTTTAGAAGAACTAAAAAAGGCTAACTCGATAGCTGTACTTAAAGATGGAAAAATCGCAGTTCAAGTAGAAATGGAAGTTACTGAATACGAATCCCTAAAAGATATAAAAGTCCCTAATATATCAAAGGTGGTTGAAGACTTAGAGTATGAAAGCCATTCTGAAGCATATCCTCTCATTAATTTTACTGAAAATACAGTTTGGAAGATGTTAAAGTCAGTAGGTGGGAAGGAGTATTTTACTAGATTTTTTAACTTTGAAAATGGAAAAGTATCTGTTGAAGCTTATCCAAATGATGAGTCCAAATTATTTTTAGAGCTTATGGAATTGGATAATACAAAAGCTAGTTTAAAAACAGCTTTAGATTTTAAATATGTGGATCTGTGGTTTAAATGGATTAAGGGCTGTAAATTTAATATTGCTTTAGGAAAAAATAATAGAAGTGCGATTAAATTTAGCAAGGATAACACAGATTACATAATCATGCCTATGGCATTAAGAAGTTAAGGAGTTGATAGAGATGACTAAATTAGAAGAAGTGTTGGAATATGTAAGAAGCAATACTTTTGCAACAAATAAGGAAATTTCTGATGATTTGAATATAAGCGAAGGTGTTGTTAGAACTTACTTAAATAGATTAAAAAATAAAGGTTATTTAGAAAAAATAGGTAAAGAATACAAAGTTTTAAAAGAAATGCCTGTCAACAAATCTAGCTATAAGCAAGAAATTATAAAAGAAATGTTAGAAGTATACATGGATGATTTTAGAGAACTCAAAGTAATGAACGAAAAAATAAGAGTCGGAGAACTTATCATTAGACTCGTAGACAAATTGTAGGTGATGGGATTGTTTTTAATAAATGATAGTTATTATGAGCTAGTTTTAGAAGATGGCGACATTGCTGTTTTAGAAAATATAAGAACTGGAGAACCTTTAACGCTAAATATTAAAGAACTTTGGAATTATGCAGTTTAAGGAGGTGTTCAGTATGCTGGAAAATAAAAAGTCTGTTGCGACTACCACATCATCAACAGACTATCAACCAAATTTTGATTATATATTACAACAAATTAATAAAAAATGCAAATAGGAGGATATAAAAATGGTAAAAGTAGAATTTACTGGAAGTGTAGAAGAAGTCAGCAAAGAAATATTAGATTTTGTAAGGGGGAACTATATAAATCTAGCTGAAAATATAGCTCTCCCAAAATCAGATACACAAAAAGCAATTGGTGAAGCTTTAGACAATGCTAAATCTAAAACAGAAGAGAAAAAAGAATCTGTTAAAAAGGTAGAAGAAACACCAAATCAAAAACTGCCTATAGCATCTGCTAAAAAAGAAGAAGCACCAATAGCTGTAGCAACTCCTTTACCTACAAAGACTGCAGAGTATACTGCAGATGATTTACAAAGAATAGCAGCAGCTTGGGTAGCAAAAGACATTGAAAATAACAGAAAAACTATGAAAGATTTGTTAGGCAAATTTGGAGTTAAAGCTATAACTGTTCTGCCTCAGGAAAGCTATGGGGCTTTTGTTCAAGAACTTAAAAATTTAGGAGTTGATATTTAATGGCACATGCACTATTAGGACCTTCTAGTGCATCAAGGTGGATGGCTTGTCCACCTTCTGTCAAACTCTGTGAACAATTTGAAGATGTAGAGAGTGAGTATGCAAAAGAAGGAAGCCTAGCACACGAAATAGCAGAGTTAAAAGTGAAAAAGTTAATAGATCCTGGATTAACTTCTAGGAAATTTACATCAGCAATGAAGAAGCTAAAAGACAAAGAACTTTATCAGGAAGAAATGCAAGGTTACACAGATGAGTATGTAGAGTTCATACAAGAACAGATGTACAGCTATGAAACTACTCCACATATTTCTGTGGAACAAAAAGTAGATTTCTCACAATATGTTCCTGGTGGATTTGGTACAGCTGACTGTATTCTAATCTCTAATGATACCTTACATGTTATAGATTTTAAGTATGGGAAAGGTGTTCCAGTTGATGCTGAAAATAATGCACAATTACTTCTGTATGCATTAGGGGCTTATCTTGCTTACGAAATGATATTTCCTATAGAGCACATTAAAATGTCAATCGTACAGCCAAGATTAACAGGTATAGACACTTGGGAATGTAGTCTTGATTACTTACTAACCTTTGCTAAGAAAGCTCGGGAAAAGGCTGTAATGGCTTTAAATGGTGAGGGTGATTTTGAGTGTGGAGAACACTGTAAATTCTGTAAGGCTAAATCTATCTGTAAAGAGAGGGCTAATGTTAATTTAGAACTTGCTAAGTACGAGTTTAAAGCTGCAGACCAATTATCTTTAGAAGAAATTGGTGAAATTCTACAGAAAGCTCAAGATTTAGCTGAATGGGCAGAAGATTTAAAAGAGTATGCATTAGCAGAAAGTTTAAAAGGAAATAATGTTCCTGGTTGGAAGGCTGTTAATGGTAGAGGTAGTAGGAGTTTTAAAAACACAGATGATGCTATAAAAGTACTCAAAGAAAATGGAATCGCAGAAGAACTGCTGTATGAAAGAAAGTACTTAACATTAGCTCAGATGGAAAAAGTAATAGGTAAAAAAGATTTTAATAATCTAGTTGGAAATTTAATAGTTATGAATGTAGGGAAGCCAACTCTTGTAAAGGCGTCTGATAAAAGAGAAGCTATAACAAACAAGATAAAGGCAGAAGATGAATTTAGTGTAGTTGATGATATTAATAATTTATAAAAGGAGAAGTGATATTAATGGCAAATGATACTAGAGTAATGACAGGGAAAGTAAGATTAAGTTATGTGCATTTATTTAAACCTTATGCAGCAGAAAAAGGGCAAGAAGAAAAGTACAGTTGTACAATTCTAGTTCCAAAGACAGATGTACAAACTAAGATGAAACTTGATGCGGCAATAAATGCCGCGATAGAAAAAGGAATTAGCAGTGTGTGGAATGGAGTTAAACCTCCAAAACCAACTATCCCTATATATGATGGAGATGGAGTAAGACCTTCAGATGGTCAAGAGTTCGGACCCGAATGTAAAGGGCACTGGGTGTTTACAGCAAGTGCAAAAATAGACTATCAACCAGGAATAGTTGATGTAAGAGCTCAACCAATTCTTAACCAATCTGAAATATACTCAGGAATTTATGCGAGAGTATCAGTGAACTTTTTCCCTTATGCAGTAAGTGGTAAAAAAGGAATAGGTTGTGGTCTAGGTAATGTACAAAAGTTAATGGATGGAGAACCTTTATCAGCTGTAGGAATTAAAGCAGAAAATGAATTTGATGAGGTTGAAATAGATCCAGTTACAGGAGAACCAATACTATAAATTTAATAGAGAGGCAGTGAAAACTGCCTTTCACTTTCAAAAAGGAGCGATTATGAAAACTTTAAATATAGACATAGAAACATTTAGCTCTGTAGACATAGGAAAATCAGGTGCTTACAAATATGCAATGAGTGATGATTTTCAGATACTTCTATTCGCATATTCTGTTGATGGCCAAGATGTAAAAATAGTAGACCTTGCTCAAGGTGAAGCTATACCTCAAGAAGTATTAGCTCTTTTAAAAGATGAAACTTGTATTAAATATGCTTACAATGCTGTCTTTGAGTGGTGGTGTTTGAACATGGCTGGAATAGAAACTCCATTAGAACAATGGCATTGCACAATGGTGCATGGTCTTTATTGTGGATATACTGCAGGTCTTGCTGCAATAGGTAATGCAATGGGTTTACCACAAGATAAGAAAAAGCTAACAACAGGTAGTGCTTTAATAAGATACTTCTGTATACCTTGTAATCCTACTAAAAGTAATGGGAACAGAACTAGAAACCTGCCACATCATGCTCCAGAAAAATGGGAATTATTTAAAGAATACTGTATGCAAGACGTAGTTACTGAAATGGAGATAGGTAGAAGATTAAGTGCTTTTCCTGTCCCTGAAAGAGAGTGGAAGCTATGGGTGTTAGATACTTTTATGAATGCATACGGAGTAAGAGTTGACAGTGAGTTAGTGAACGGTGCTCTGTATATAGATGCATTATCCAGGGCTAATTTACTAGAAGAAGCAAGAGATATAACTAAACTAGATAATCCTAACTCTGCTAAGCAACTATTAGAGTGGTTAGAAGAAGCAGGAGAAGAAGTTGAGAATTTACAAAAAGCTACTGTTGAAAAAACGGTAGATACTTTAGAAGATGGAAAAGCAAAGAGAGTTTTAGAGATAAGACAAGAACTTTCTAAGACATCTGTTAAGAAGTATAAAGCAATGGACGAAGCTATGTGCAAAGATGAGAGAGTAAGAGGGCTTTTACAATTTTATGGAGCTAACAGGACAGGACGATATGCTGGAAGATTAGTTCAAGTACAGAACCTACCTCGTAACTATATAGAAACTTTAGATGTAGCTAGAGATGTTATTAAAAAAGGTGATGGTGAACTATTAGAAATGCTTTATGGAAACATACCTGATACCTTATCACAGCTTATCAGAACAGCATTTATCCCCTCTGAAGGTAATCACTTTGTGGTATCAGACTTCTCAGCAATAGAGGCAAGAGTTATAGCGTGGCTTGCTGGAGAAGAGTGGAGAATGGAAGTGTTTAAAACTCATGGAAAAATCTATGAAGCTTCTGCATCTCAAATGTTTGGAGTGCCAATAAACACCATAGCAAAAGGTGAAGAAAACTATCACCTTAGAGCTAAAGGAAAAGTTGCAGAACTTGCTCTAGGATATCAAGGTAGTGTTGGAGCTTTAACTGCTATGGGTGCAGCTGATATGGGGCTGACTGATGAAGAAATGAAAGATATTGTCGATAGATGGAGAAAATCATCTAAAAGAATTGTGGAGTTGTGGTATGCATTAGAGAATGCCTCTGTTGAAGTATTAGAGACAGGAGAACCACAGATAGTCAAATGTGTAAAGTTAGCTAAAGAGTACGATTTTATTTATGGACAAGACTTTTTCACCATAGAATTACCAAGCGGTAGAAAACTATTCTACCCAAAGCCATTCTTAAAAGAAAATCAATTTGGGCAAATGCAGATGCATTACATGGGTATTAACCAAACCACTAAGAAGTGGGAAGTTATCCCAACTTATGGTGGAAAATTAACGGAAAATATTGTACAAGCTATAGCAAGAGACTGCTTAGCTGAAACTTTGTTAAGAGTAAAAGCTAAAGGTTGGCCAATAGTATTTCATGTTCATGATGAGATAATACTAGATGTTCCAAAATCTGTAGAGTTAGAAGAAGTTATAAAAACTATGACAGAAGAAATTAGTTGGGCAAAAGGATTAATTTTAAATGCTGCTGGATTTACTGGTAGTTATTATATGAAAGATTAGGAGGATTTTATGTTGCATATAGGAAGAAAAATAAAAAAATTTAGAATTGAAAATAATTTATCTCAAAAAGAATTTGCTGAAAAAATAGGTGTTACTCAAGGCTTTCTATCATACGTAGAAAATGGGAGACTTAATATAGAAAGCCCTTCTCTTGAAAAGAAAATACTGATTGCTATCGGTGAAGCTCCAGACGAGGATTTAAGAAAGGACTTTGAAAAGAATGTAGAGCTTGCTAGTGATAATGTTCACTCACCAAAGCATTACATGATACCAGGTTGTAATTTTGAAAGCATTGATATTATTAGACAAAGATTAGGAGATGTAGGATTCATGTTCTTTTTAGAAGGAAATGTATCCAAATACTTAATCAGAGCAGAAAAGAAAAATGGTAAAGAAGATTATGAAAAAGCCAAGAAATATTTAAGCTGGTTAGTTGATATGCAAAAAGTAATTCCACATGAATTGGCTTTTAATTCAAAAGAAAAAATTGCTGAAAGTTGTGGTACTGATTGGCTTAATATTATAAGTGGAATATCTACAGATATGAAAACAAAAAAAGCTTTGATTTTAAATGAAGTTTTTAATCAACTATACTCAGCTAACTATGGAAAAGCTTCAGAGTTAATTGATGCATTACTGAAAGAATAAAAGGAGATAACAGATGGAGAACTCGAGAAAATTAATAATATCTGAAGCAAATAACAGACACTCTAAGCAATGGGTAACAACTGAAATTACCTGGTCTGAATTTGTAGAAAGATTAGGAAAACCTAAAATAACTGCTGAAACACTAGATGAGTTCTTATCTTATTCTAAAGCTAAGCAAGATGATATTAAGGATGTTGGTGGATTTGTTGGTGGAAAATTAAAAGGTAATCTTAGAAGAAGTGAAGCTGTCGAAAGCAGGAGTTTAATTACTCTTGACTTAGATAATCTAGCTTATGAAGATGACACTAAGATTATAAAAACTCTTAATAGTTTAGGGTGTGCTTATGCGGTGTACAGCACTCGTAAGCACCAAACTACTAAACCTAGGATTAGAGTTATTTTGCCCTTAGCTGAGGACGTGTCTGCTGATGAGTATGAACCGATAGCAAGGAAGGTAGCAGAGTCTATAGGATTACGTTATTGTGATCCTACTACCTTTCAAGCTGTTAGGTTAATGTACTGGCCTAGCCATTCTACTGATAGTGATTATGTTTTTACTTATGCTGACAAGCCTATGTTAGATGGTAAGGCAGTTCTTAATATGTATGCTGATTGGAGAGATGTAACAACATGGCCAGAAGTTCCTGATGCTCAAAAGCATCATTTGTCTTTGCTGAAGCAACAAGAAAACCCTTTAGAAAAAGAGGGAATGGTAGGGGCATTCTGTAGAAGGTTCAACATTTACCAAGCAATAGATGAGTTTTTACCTGGAGTATATGAACCCTGTGATATATCTGATAGATTAACCTTTGTGGGTGGAAGTACTACTGCTGGAGCTATTGTGTATCAAGATGGACTTTTCTTATACTCACATCATGCCACTGACCCTTGTAGTCAAAAATTAGTAAATGCTTTTGACTTAGTAAGATTACATAAATTCGGACATTTAGATATACAGGCAGATATTAAAACTCCTGTGGCCAAACTACCTTCTTGGCTGGCTATGAAAGAATGGGTATTCACTAAGACTCCAGTCAATTCAGATTTACTTAAAGAGAGAAGGCAAAAAGCAATATCTGAATTCTCTGTCTCTAATAATCCTGATGTAGATACAGTTGAAGGTATAGTAGTTGAAGAAGATGATAGCTGGACAGCAGAACTTGTATATAATGCTAAAGATAGTTCTAAAGTACTTAATACTCTTGCTAATATAATGCTGATTTTAAGAAAAGATAGAGAATTAAAGTTTAAAATTTTCAAGGATATTTTCTCTTCGAGAATACTTGTAAGAAAAGATGTACCTTGGGATAGAAAATTTGAAGCTGATGATAGGTTGTGGACCGATACAGATGATGCTGGTCTCAGATGGTATTTAGAGAGTACTTATGGTATCACGTCTACAAATAAAATTATAGATGGAGTTAATCTGATAGCAGAAGAAAATGCAGAAAATAAGGTTGCTACTAGAATTCAATCAACTTTATGGGATGAAGAAAAAAGACTAGAAACTTTATTTATAGATTATCTAGGCTGTGAAGATAATGTATACACTAGAGAAGTTTCAGAAAAATCATTAGTAGCTGCAGCTAAAAGAGCTATTTATGGTGGGATTAAATGGGATAATATGCCTATCTTAATAGGTCCGCAAGGTGTAGGTAAGAGTACATTTTTAAAAATTTTAGGCATGGAATGGTATAACGATAGTTTAGTTAATGTGGAGGGTAAAGACGCTTGCGAGTTAATCCAGGGAAGTTGGATCCTGGAAATGGGAGAACTTAGTTCTTTAAGAAAATCTGAAATGAACTTAGTTAAAAACTTTTTAAGTAGAACAGATGACGTCTTTAGAGCATCGTATGGGCGTAGAGCCCAAAAATATCCAAGAAGATGTGCCTTCTTTGGGACTGCGAATGATACTAACTTTTTAAGAGATGAAACAGGGAATAGAAGATTTTGGCCAATAGATTGTTTTATATTAAAACCTAAAAAATCTATCTTTGATGACTTGAAAGATGAGTTAGATCAGATATGGGCTGAAGCTTGTGAACTTGCAAAGGATAAATCTTATAATTTAGTTCTATCAAAAGAAGCTTTAGAATTAGCTATAAAAGAGCAAGAAGCACATTCTGAAGATAACGTATTTAAAGGAATTATATTAGATTATTTAGATAAGAAAATACCAAAAAATTGGAGCTCTATGGATGCTTTTGCAAAAAGGACTTTTTTAGATGAATATGATTCTACAATTCTACAATATGATGAGAGTGATTTAATATTAAGGGATAAGGTTTGTGCAGCTGAAATTTGGGAAGAAGCACTGAAAAACAGCGTTAGATTTATGAAAAAGAGTGACAGCATTGAGATTAATAAAATATTATCAACCCTATTTCAATGGGAAAAAATGAAAACATCATCTAAGTTTGGAAAATACGGAGTTCAAAGAGGATACAAGAGAAGAAATTTCTATTAAAAAAATGTCGACATTATAGGGTCAACATTATTAAAAGGTCAACATTCTTAAAAAGACAAAATCAACATTCTTTTTTTTGTTGACGAGAATGTTACCTAGAATGTTGACCGAAAAAGCATTGATATTACTGTAATAATTACATATATTCAACATATCAACATTCTTTTATATATAAATATAAAGAAATAAAGAAATTAAAGGGTGTATATAGTCTATAAAATCTATAAATCCTATATTTATATATATATATAAGAAAAAAAAGAAAGTTTGTTGCATATCAGATTGGAGAAAATTCATGAAAAAAAGTGAAAGTGAAATTGAAGCATATTTAGTTAAAAGTGTAAAAAATAAAAAAGGCTTGTGTATGAAGTGGACTTCTCCAGGAAATGCAGGAGTACCTGACAGGATAGTCATAGTTCCTGGAGGAGATGTCTATTTTGTGGAATTAAAAGCAGAGGGTAAAAGAGAAGAACTGTCTCCTTTACAGAGAAATTTTATAAATAAACTTAAAAACTTAAATTGTGATGCAAGAGTTATAGCATCTTTCAAAGAAGTGGACGAGTTTATAGAGGAGGTGATGCCGAATGAAGTTTATACCGCATGAATATCAAAAATACTGCATTGACAGAATGATATCAGATGACAAGTTAGGTCTTATGTTGGATATGGGGTTAGGGAAAACTATTATAACTCTATCTGCAATAGCAGATTTAAAATTTAATAGATTTGAAGTTGGAAAGGTGTTAATAATAGCCCCGAAAAAAGTCGCAGAGGCTACCTGGACAGATGAGATAGCAAAATGGGATCATTTATCCTTACTAAAAACATCTCTTGTTTTAGGGGGTCTACAGAAGCGTATAAAGGCACTTGCAAAAACAGCAGATATTTATGTCATAAATCGTGAGAATGTAACCTGGTTAGTTGATTATTATAAAAATGCATGGCCGTTTGATATGGTGGTACTTGATGAGTGGTCTAGCTTTAAGAACCATCAGTCTAAAAGATTCAAAAGTTTGAAAGTTATCAGGAACAAAATAACTAGAATAGTTGGACTTACTGGAACACCAGCACCTAATGGGCTTATAGACTTGTGGGCTCAACTATATCTATTGGATCAAGGTGAAAGATTAGAAAAGACTATAGGGAAATTTAGAGAAAGATATTTTGAACCAGGGCAAAGAAATAGAACAGTAATTTTTAATTATGATGCCAAAGAAGGATCCAATGAAGCCATACATGAAAAGATATCTGACATTTGTATATCTATGAAAGCAGAAGATTACTTAGAACTCCCTGACATAATCTATGAGCAAGTACCAGTTGTTCTGGATACTAAAGCTAAAAAAGCATATGATGAGCTTGAGAAAAAAGCTATTCTTGAGCTTGAAGACACTGAAATTACAGTTGCAAATGCTGCAGCACTGTCTAACAAGTTATTACAATTAGCAAACGGAGCTATCTATGATGAGAATAGAAAAGTCTTTGAAGTTCATGACTGCAAGATTGAAAGATTTTTAGAGCTAATAGAACAGTTAAATGGGAAACCTGCACTAGTATTCTATAATTTCCAACATGATAAGGACAGAATAATTGAGGCTTTAAAAGATTCTAAATTAAGAATAAGGCTTTTGAAAACTCCACAAGACCAACTAGATTGGAATAAGGGTGAGATAGATATATTACTAGCCCACCCAGCAAGTGCAGCTTATGGGCTTAACTTACAAGCTGGAGGTAATCATGTGATATGGTTTGGGCTTAATTGGAGCTTGGAATTATATCAGCAGGCTAACAAAAGACTACACAGACAAGGGCAAACAGAAAAAGTAATTATACATCACTTGGTTTGTAAAGAAACTAGAGACGAAGATGTAATGGAAGCTTTACAAAACAAAGGAGATGTACAAGAGGCACTTGTTGAAAGTCTGAAAGTAAGAATTATGAAAGTCAAAGAAGCTGAAAAGAAAAACAAGGAGCAGATATGAGAACATTTGGATGCATATATTTCTATGTTTCTGGTGGAAGTATAGAGAAAACACAGGACTATGGAAATGAAAAAGACGATAAAAACTATAAACTTGGTAATTACTTCTTAGATAGTACAGAAGCTAGACAGGTACTAGATTCTAAAGAATATAGAGAATTTTGGGAAAGAGTAAGAACAGGAGAGATTGGAAATGATTAAACTAATAAAAAATAGTGAAATAAACAAAACAACAAGATATAGATTTTATGGGATTAGATGCAATTGTTGTAATAGTACTAATAATGTAAATGTACTAGAAATTAGAGCAGAAAACTCTAGTGGAGGTACAATAATTGATATATGCGATAAGTGTCTAATTGAATTAAAAGAACAAATAGAGAAACTTGGAGGAGATGAATAATGACACAAGAAATAATCAAAATAGTAGGGATAGAAGTGCAAATGCCATATCATAATGAAGTATATATAGTTGGTGAGAAACCTGAAGGGCATGGATCTATGATAGTAAAAAATGCAGGTATTGTTAAAGAGATAAGATTGGCAGATGATGATGATTCAATTCAAGAAAGAGATGTCATTTATATAAAAATGGAAAAAAATGGAATAATATTAGAATTATCCACAAGTCAACCAGGTTTAAGAATAATTTGGAGTGATGAAAATGAGGGTATGTAAATTTTGTGGATGTACAGAATTTGACATAGAAAGAAAAATCATTGATAGAGATTTTGACAGTAAAAAAAATACATTAAATATTAATGACATTAAGAGAAGTGTAATGTGCTGTAATTGCTATAATTGGGGTAAATATATAGAAGAAATAGCCTATTGGGAGGATGAATATGAGAGAGATTAAATTTAGAGCGTGGGATAAAATAAATAAAGATATGTTTAATGTTGAATCTATAAACTTTCAAGAAAGACGAGTTTATAAAGATACTGTTTCATACCGTAATTTTGAAGATATAGATCTTATGCAATGCACAGGATTAAAAGACAAAAATAATAAAGAAATTTATGAAGGCGATATTGTATTTTTGCATGGCAGCAAATATAAAGTTATTTTCAAAACTGAAGGAGCAAGATTTGTTTTAAGAAATAATGAATTTGAATTGGAAATCACTTTTATTAACAACAATAATAAAAGAATGGAAGTATTAGGAAATATTTATGAAAACCCTGAGCTGATGGAGGAAGTGAGATAATGAATGATTTAGCAAATAAAGAGCTTAGAAAGTTATATCATCAAGTTTTAAAAGGTTTGTATAGAGCCAAGACTATTAGAGAAAATACAGATAATGATGACATATATAGCGAATTTCTTTTATATGATGAGGATGGAAATTTGATTGAAGAAACTAATGTTACATCTTTTGAAAGTAGAGAAATAATAAAATTGCTGATTAATTTATATGAAAATCAACTATTAAAAGTTGGTGGAAAGATTAGAAAACCAAATAAGGAAGTGAGACAATGAAAATTGATTTAAATAAACTTATGGATTATAAATCAATAGCTTATGCAAATGAGATAGCACAACTAGGAAAAGTTAAAGAAGAGTACAAAGAGTTATTAGCAGAAGTTAGAGAAACTAACACTTTTACAGCAATTAAAAATATGGATAATTTTAAAGCTGAAGCTCTAGATTTAATAACTGCTACAGTAAATCTGTTGTTGCTTAGTGGATTAACTGAGCAAGAATTTGAAAAGCATATTGCAAAATTAGAATCATATAAGAATGGGAAGTATAAAAGATAAGGAGGAGAACAATGTTACACAGATATCAAATAGACTTGAGAGTTAAAGAAGAAAATACAGAAAAAACAATTAAA